GTCTGCTATATCAAGAGCTCCTGCGCCAAGACTGGCGGCGTGCTTCACCATCTCTGCCCAAGTAGAGTCGGAGGATGGTTTGTGGTGCTTGTGGGAAGCACATGCGGGGTTGAAAAGCTCAAAACGAGTCCGGTATTCATGACACACTAATAAGTTCACATCCAGTCCGTCTGGGTTGTAAATTACAATAGGGGTGAAACCAGCTGGAGCCAAGCCCTGAGTCCATGGCGCCGTCGAATATGCGCCATCAGGAAGCCGGGTAGCGCCAGGAAACCCCCGAAAAATCTGCGTAAAGTCAGCCAACCTATTCATGTTCAATGGGTGTGCATCAGACTGCACCCCACGCAAAGCAAGCTTAGCGGCCGCACACAACCGTGGTGCCATATACGACACGAAATTGTCGCTTATCGTTTGGGCGGTGTTCACTGCATCACCAGCATACAAAGGCTGCACTTTCATCTTACCGATGTAGAGCATGCCATTTGTCGTCTGCAACGCATTCCCGTTCATAACTTGTACTGAGCACGCTGATGGGCAAACCTGAGCGTGTTCTCCTAACCCGGTCTCTAGCATGGGCATCTTGTAAGCAGACCAAGCTGCCTCGCTGGGCTTCTTAGTCAAATCAGAACACCCAAGAGCGATAACGTCACTCCAATTTCTACCATAGCCCAGACTCCCAGAAGAGTTTTCATCAGAATATTGAAAAGTGCCAACAATAATCAACTTGTCGGTTGTCGACAATTGACGCGTGCCTCGAGTGACTGTGTATTCGCCCACTGCTCGGGGAAGGGCTAAATGCTGCGGTGCGAAAGCGTTCCAACATCTATTATCCAACAACCTGCCGAGCCTGTGTCCCCCTTTCTTGGGGGACTTCTTCTTTCCTCCAGGGCGGCCTGGCTTCCTCCCCCTCGTTGATCCGAAGGCGACAGGAGCCGCGCCACCCGCGCCGGGGGCAATCCCGCGCAAAGCTGGGCCACGATTTCCAGGACACCGCCTGGGACCCGCCACCTGGACTACTTGTGCTGCTTGAGTCATTAGAATATTGAATGCACAAAAGCTAAAACGATTGCAAAAAGAGAGCTATAAATTAAACAATCGCAATTAAACGATGAGACCAAGATTAATTAAGTGTTCTTGGGGGCTACAGGGCCGAGGGTCGCCACACCCGTCAAGGTCTTACATATTGCCCTGCTGCTGGCCTGCATTGCTAGTCTACGCAAGGTCACGAACCAAGCTAGACTCCGCCACAAACCCGGCGGTGTCAATGTTGAAATCCCTGGCGATCGAGGCGATATCCTCAAGGACGCCAGGCGTGTCGCGCAAAATATAATGAACGGCTCCAAACCTCTCACGGTTGGCCGATACATCGGTGCACGTGTCGTGCAAATGCCACAGCAACTTCTCAACGTTGCAAAAGACGGCCCTAGAAGTGACCGTGTCGATGAGGTGTGAGGTGAAATCCGCCTCATCCGCGTGCCTCTCGACATCGCGTGAACGCACTCCAAAATGGAGCAAGCGTCCCTCATCAAAATTGTCGTCTCCTACCAAGTCATCCCCGGCACAGGTCCAGCCCTCACAGCCTCCGTAAGCTGCCATGACTGACCTGGCATATGTGTTCTGTGCAGTGGTAGAAAGCTGCCCGGACGCAGTGACGCCATATTTCAAAACTTGCCACACCTCGCCCTGATTGTTAATAACGTGGCTGCACAATACGTGAGCATAACGCTCAATCAACCGGCCAACGTCCTCGTCAGAGCAATTGCCCGCACGGCGCTCTCCGTCGCTGTGAATGAAAGATCCATCCACCGACAAATCAAATGCTGTTGCGTCGCTCGACACGTTGCTCCTCGCAACTCCTTCCTGCTCAAATGCTCTCACAAGGTGTCTAAGCCCCTCAGGGCTATGTCCCATGCCAAGAGCTGCGCACGTCAAATTGCCGGCTTGATATGCGTCAACATGAGCCGCATTGTCAGCCTTGTGAAGTAATGACTGGACTGTTATGTCGACTAAACTACAGACCCAGATCAATCTAAATCTACCCTCTGCCATCTTCTGTGGGGAATGACCCTCTGCTTTCATGAAGATATCCTTGACGTCGGCGCAGCCATATTTGACTAACTCCACAGGGTCAAGATCTCCAATCTGCTTGCCCGCTACAGCCAACAGAATAACTCTGCTCAGCGCTAAGTCTACAACTTCTTCGGGATGGTTCTTCGCCCACGTAGACTTCTTCATGTTGCGGTAGCGAGCGCTAACTCCTGATGACTTGTCCTCGAAACTGAGAAACGTCTTCAGAAAGCCCAGTTCTCCCTCCTCAAGATAGCTCTTGAATTTGGCACCTTCAATGCCAGCGGAATACTTTTCCCGGACCAGGCGAACAGCAGCGTCAAAATCTTCTTGCTGCTCGCTAGTTAGCATAGGAGCGGTGGCAATTGTAAGCTTTGCCTGTGAACGCAAAGACTTATCAATATTTTTCTTGGTACTGGCGGGAATCCTATACTCTCCCTTCTTGCACCCATGGCGCTTCTCCTCATAATAACTCTCGGCCAAGGCTCGGAGACGTTGCTGTAATTCAGTTTCATGGTCTCTCGCCTTCTTGGCCTTCCCCGCAGAATGCGACGCGTATGTGCCTACCCGTACAAAATATGGATCATTCTTCTTGTCTGGAATAACATCTGTAAGATGTCCTTCAATCCACTCTGGCGACACTTTCCTCATATAATCCGCCAACAATGCGTTGGAGGGTACGGCCAAAACCGCGCTCAATCTGTCTCTAACATCTCCGGAAGCCTCTTCTGCATAATAGGATATTTCTTTGAGAACACGCGACGTATCGCTGTTCAGCAAACCATATTTCCACTCTTTGACTTTCCTGTCAAGGTCTATATTGTTATGCTCAATGGCAACCGACAATGCTTCTAAACTAGAAACTGGCGCAGACGCGCCCTCCATGGCATCAACCAATGCGTCAGAGCCTAAGCTCTCGCCTGGAAGTTGCCAATTCTGTGTCGGTGGAACCGCAACTGCGGGGGGTAACACAATAAGCGGCTTGTTGATAATTTTCTTGGTGCGGGCGTGTCCGTGAACCCTCTCATTGTCTTCGTCCTCAGCATCTGACAAGAGACTGTCGCACTCACTACGATCCTCGTCGTAAGCCTGCATGTATTCACCCCATAATCGGGTAGCTCGCTCCTTCTTACTCTCTCGGGACTCACCTGTACAAAGGCTATCTCCCCATTGTTTAATCCGCTGAAGCAGCGGAGACTTGACCAGTCCAAGTTGCGCGAGATTCGCCATAATGGCGTCTGTGTGCATAAACAAATTGCACTTGCCGCGGTGTTTCTTCAATGAATGGGCAGGCATGCCCAACCACAATCCGGCCAACTTCGGCCCGTTCTGAACAACCGCTACACCAGATGAACTGGCCCCGGGCTGTGACACAATATATGCCAAAGCAAGACCCAAGTTATGAATGTGCGAGGAGGCTTCGGGGATTGACCCGTCCTCTTTGATAACACTGCCGAAGTCGTCATTGGAATAAGTAATGGTACCGCGCTGTAACTCGTAATTGCGTGTCAAATCCTTATCCTTATACGTCTTCACTCCTATCATAGAAATCTCGTCTTTCTCAAGAGGAATGGCCATAAAATCCAGAAAAGTGCACGTATGCTGCCTCTCATCCCACTTGGGTGCTCCGTATGAATCTAAATAATGGGCCCTGTCCAACCCTAGCCGGACGCCGACCTGTCGGCCTGGACCCGATGAATCGCTGTTTGTTCCTTTCACAATGATGTGTGAAAGGCCTGCGGTCTTGTGCCGAGCCATGACCAGAATGCTGTCAATCACTGCGGCTGAAGAAAACGAATTCACCGCCGGATCGTAAACGAGCACCTGACCCTTCTCAAGGATCGCTGGTCGTGCTGTACTCGAAAGTCCTTGCAAAGCACTCTCGCCAGGCGAAAGGTCTGCGGGCACAGTAGGCTCAATAATCTCCCAATGGTACGCCGTATGCTCTTGATCATCACAATCAACAGTAGTGACTTCGCCTGATAGCCGTACGCGGCTAGTAGACCGATCGGCATGGCGAACGAAATCTTTGCTGTTCCATCGGAAGTAGCCCATCTTTGTAGGAGGGCCATCTCGAACGCAATCAACCGGACGAGAGCTCCAGCGTCTCCGCACCAAGCCTCGGCAACACTTGAAAGCGCTTTGAGCCATATCACAACAAGGCGCAACTAAGAGCGCAAACCAATAAGCCGCAAGCGCAAAGCCGCGTAGCAAACATGGATAAACTCTCGAACGCACACGAAATAAAAGGTATAACCCGAGCACAAAACAGCACTGAAGATATACTCGTACAGCGCCCGGCTCTAAGTCAACCCCAAGTCCAGCCGCCAACATCTCAGTCCTCTCAACCACGCTTTGCTCTCTCTGCCAGTGAAGCTGATACATGAGGATCACAGTATGTTTAAGATTAGCCTGAATTTCAGGAAGGTATGTTGTACCAAG